AGGCCATCTCCCACCTCGAAAGCGTGGCGCGGGAGCACAACATAGTGCCGGGGGAGTCCGCATACGAGAACCTCACGCGCAATGCGCGCGAGTTGATAGTAAAGCAGCTGGGGCCGGACATGGTTACCGACCGGAACGTCGCAGCGGTCGCATCCCGCATTGCCGACCTTATCGGGGAGGTGGGGCCAACCCAGGCCGGCGACCCAAGGGCAACAGCCGGGTTGGTGGCGCAGGCCGTTTCGGAAGTGGGGCGCAATGCGATGGCCGAGCCCATCCAAAGGCAGATAGCCAACATTAGGGCCGTCGCCTCCAAGGCGGAGCAGGATGCGTTCGACCAGATGGAAACGGCGGTGGCCAACACCCTGTACCCGCAGGGGGCCCCGGAAGCCAGGTTGCAGCGGCTTCGGCAAGACTTCGGCGCCGGCAGCAGCCAAGCCGTGTACCGCGCCTCCGTGGTGGAGGCGTTCAACACGATGGACCCCCGCAAGGGGAATGAGTACGCGGAGCAAAGGGCAAGGTTCAACGCGGACATCGCGCGCCTTAACGGGGAGCTAGACGCCATACTGAACCCACAGCCGCCCCCCGCGCCAGGGGGGGATGGGGAGGCCCCCATTCCCATCCCCACCCCCACCGAAACGGAAACGGCCCCAAGGCAAGCGGCAAGCACGCCCACCCCAATCGACGATATAGGGGCAAGCATACGGCAGCAGGGGCAGGAAGGGGCCCCCCTTGCGCTTACGCCCGAACAGCGTGGCGCGCTTGGGGGCGACGTGCAAACCATTGCCTCCGCGCTTAGGACTACCCCCCATTTATCCGCAATGACGCAGGAGGGGCTGACCGGGCTTGCGGAGGAACTGGCCAAGGAAGGCACGGGCTTGCAGGACCCAGCCGCCACAGTCGCGGCGAGGGAGGCGAAGCTCCAGCAAATGGTGGAGGAGGCGAACAAGGCGCTGGCCACGCCAACGCCGGAGCCGGCCCCCACTATGGAGCCGGGCCAGCCTGTGCCGCCGCAGCCTGGGGCACCCGGCACGCCAGCCGACGTGGCCGACGTGGCCGCCGTGCCGGCGGACGTGGCGGGTGCCACCGCCCCAGAAACACAGCCCCCCGCCGCCCCCGAAGGGGCGGAGCCAGCGCCGCTTGGGGAAGCCGCCGAGGCACCCCCCACGCCAGGCGCTGGGGAGCCCCCCGCCCAGCCCGCGCCCACAGCGCCAGCCCCCAAGCCCGAAGGGGGGGCGAGGCCGCCGCGCGCCAAGCCCCGGAAGCCAGTGCGGGACGCCGCACAGGCGAAGGAGCAAACGGTGGCGGAAACGGAGGCGCAAACATCCATAACGCTGGATGCCGTGAGGGCCCCAGTGCAGGCAACGGCAATAGACCAGGGGGCCCTTTTCGAGTTTGGGGATAGCCTGGATAAAACGCAAACCAAGATGGCAAAGGACGCCGCATCGGCCTACAAAAAAGCGAAGGGGGGGATAGATGGCATTGCGTCTGCGGCCGCAAAGCTGCAGGCCGACGAGGCCATGCTCCGCCAATTCCTGACAAAGGCCATCCCAATGGGGGGAAGCGGGCACAGCCCAGGCAGCAACCCGTCCGAATCCACCCTGTACGCATCCGTCTTGGGGCTTGCGTCCGCAGCAAAAAGCGACGTGGCAAAGGCCCGCCTGGAAGATATAGCATCCGAGCTGCGCCCGTCGTTCAGCCCTTACGCAGCTGGGGAAGCGAACGCGCTTATGCGCGCTGAAATAGCGGATGCGCTTGCCATGTGGGCGGAGAACCCAGACGCATCCGTTATAACCGGTGCGACTAGCGACACGGCGCAGGCCATCGCAAAATCCATCGTGAAGGCGGCCACAGGGCAGGACGTTGGGGGGACGCGCGGGGCCACGCCAAAGGGCAAGCTCCCATACCGCGAGGCGGTGGATAGCCTGGAGTCGCTGCTCCGCGTGATGTCTAAGCTCGACCCGCGGGAAGCCAGGCAGCCAAGCTGGGACACCGTCAGCCAGCGGCTAGCCGCAATCCACACCCCCGCTGGGCAGGCGTTCATAACCGCACTCCGCAACATAGGGAAGCTCGATGCCTACATGGCCGCCATGCAGGCCGACATAGAGTCCTCCATAGACGACATAAGGGAGACCCCGCTACGGATGAACGAAGCCTTTGGCTCGGCAGCCGCCAACGTGCAAAGCGCAAGGGTGTACCCGGAACCGCCAGCGGAGGTCGAGGTGGCACAGCCCACTTACGCGCAGGAAGCGCCAGCCGAAAGCGCGGCGATAGCCTCCGCCATTGTGGACGGGAAAAAGGTGGAGGCGGCGGTCAACGTCGACACGGGGGCCATAGTTGGCGACCAGCCGAAGCCTGGGGAAACGGATGAAGAAACAAGGGCCCGGAACGAAAAGATAAACGCGCTTATTTCAGGCCTTGACCCGCTTGCCCAGGGGGCCGGGGCAACCCCCATATCAAACGTGGGCAAGCCCGGGGCAAAAACGCCGCACGACGCATACGCCGGGGACCCGCCGCTATACACGGAAGTGTACGGGGCCAAGGGGCAAGGCGCATCCGGGGCGAAGCCAATGTTCCCAATACAGCAGGAGGCTACACCGCCCGGCACGAAAATATACCCGCCAACCGAGGTGGCATCCGCATTGGCGAATGGGTTCGAGGCCCTTTCGGCAAGGATGCAGGGTGCACGCAACGTGTCAATACCAGATCTCAAGATAGTCGCTGGCACCACTATGCGCAGGGGCCTTGGGGTCTACCGCACGCCAACCGGCGTAGTGGAGATATCCGCCCGGGCAACCCGCCCATCCAACTCCCCCTTGGCCATCATCGCCCACGAGATTGGGCATTGGCTGATGGAAATCAAGGATAAAGCGACAAACAGGCCGATCTTTGAAACCACCGACCCAAGGGTCCTTGCCGAACTGGAATGGCTGGCGACTTGGCACCCGGCCAGCGACTTGGACATCCAGCAAGCCCGGGATATCATAAAGGAACAAATACCCAGCATCGCCGGCGACCCGGCCTTGGCGGGGGAGGCTGCGGCCATGCTCCAGAAGCGGTACGCGCAGAACGAGGGGTTTGCAAACTTCATCCTGCTTATGGCCACCAACCCCACGTTTGCCCAGTACTACCAAGGGCGGGGGCCAATGCAAAGCGCGCTTTACGAGCACGTGGTGGGCAGGCTAAAGGAGCTCGACGCGGCCACGAACAAGGCGTTCGGGGGGGAAATACTGGCCCTGCTGGAGGCGGCGGCAGAGAAAGTCCGGCAGTTCAACGGTGCGGACGCAAGCCGCAGGATCGCCGCAAGGGGGCAGAAGGTGGAAAAGTCCGGCAGCCTTATGGCGCAGGCTGCCGAAGTTGCCGCCGCAGCCATTTCCGGCGACGCGAAAGCGTTTGGGCGGAACGCGTCCACATTTGCCAAGAAGGCACTGGACAGGTTCAACTTCGAGTTCATATCGCAAGAAGGCCCGTTCATATCCCGCGTGAACGAGGCTGTGCGGCAGGCAAGGCGCGCGGCCAGCATAAAGGGGAACGGCAAGCGCGTCCGCCTAGAGACAATAGCCGTCCGGAAAGGGTCGGACAGGATGATCGAGGCGAACATTGTGAACGGCATAGTAGACCCCATCACAAAGCAGCCAATAAAGAGCCGCCGGACAGGGCAGCTTATAAACCTGCGTTATATGCTAGCCCCAATCGCCGGGCCGGACGTCGCGACGCTCGAGTCGGAAATGCAGGCACTTGGGATATCAAGGCAGGTACCGCATTATTTTGGCAACATTTTGAACAAGGCATGCCAAGAGGCAAAGGCGACGGCCACCAAAGTGCTGGGGCCTGGCGCAACTTACGCATCCATCCATAACTTCGTGGCCAACGACCCCGTCCTTGGGGCCCTTGACAAAACATCGGCGGCAAGCCTAGCGGCGGACATCCTGGCAACAGACCCGGGCAAGAGGGTGGAAGCCGTCAACAAGATACTGGATACGGTGGCAACATACAGCCCAATGGCAGGGTTTGGGGACTATGCGGAAGCCGATGAAGACGGGTACCCCAAATGGAACCCAAACGCCTACAGCGGGCACACGTTTGCGGGCAGGATAGCCAGGAACTTAATGGACCCGCATTCGGAGAAGTTCCTCCTGCGGAACGCGGACGGGTCGTACAGGCAAATGACGGGGCTGGCCCCGGACGTAAGGGTTAACGAGGTGCTCGAGGCCGCAAAGATAGAGCGCGAGTACAGGCAAGACAGGGCCGCGGCAATCGCCGCGCTTGGGGGGCGGCGCGTCATAGACCTTGGCGGCGGGTTCGAGGTGGTGATGAAAAACGGGGTGCCGGAGATAGAGTCTGTGGCCAGGAACGGCAAGGTAATCGGGCCCACAAGCCCAGGGTATGCAAAGGCCGTGGCCAAACTGGTGGACTCAATCCCGGAGCTAAGAAAGAGCCTAACGGTGGTGGAAGCGCTGGAACGCCACAAGGAGGCCGCAAACGCCATACTGGAGGTAATCTACAGGGGTGGGCTCATCTCATACGGCAAGTACATCGAATGGCTTGGGAACAAGGAGTACCTCCCTATGTTCCGCGGCAGCGAGGACCTCGCGTCTTTTGAAAGCCGCGTGCCGGAAGCGGAGCGTGGGGCAATGAGCCCAGCCGTCGTGTTCCTTGAGCACCTAGAGGCCCCCGTGTTTGGCGATGGCGCCCCATACCGGGCGGGCACCAACGTAAGGGCGGACACCGACCCAGCCAAGAACGTGGAATCCACAATGAGGAGGGAGGGCACGTTCAACCGGCAGGTCAAGCCGTTCACGGATAACATAGTAGAGTCTTTGCGCGACGCCCTTGAGGCCATCACGCTCAACAACATATACAAAGAGCTGGTTAGCATCCAGGAAGAGCTGGACAGGGAGACGGGTGGGCATTACGACCTGGGGATTGTGCCGGTCGCCAAAGGGTCAAGGGCCCCCGATAGGTCGTTTGTCGTTATAAAGCGCGGGGAGCGCAGCGAGTACCAGTTTAGCGAGGGGATGTGGCCGCAGGAAATGGTGGACACGTTCAACATGGCCGTTGGCAAGGCAATGGCCGGGCAGGGGGCCATTGCCAAGTGGCTGGCCCCGATACGGTACCTAAGCAGGCTCCAGCGCGCACTCATCACGCAAGTCCCGTTCTTTTCGTTCAAGTTCCTCCTAAACAACCCAATAACGGACGCGCTCACGCAGCCGTTCTATTCGGATGCATATGGCTACCTTGGGTTCCTGAATAAGCACTACTGGGGGGACAGGGGGATAAGCGCGGAAAGCTTGCGGGCGTTTGCGGAGGGGATGCTTGCCGACCCGGTCGCCACGCTGGTCAACAGGAACGCAAAGCTGGAAGAGGATATCCTGAGGATACAGTATGCAGGCGGCGGCCAGTTTGGGCTTGCCGGCAACCGGAAGGAAATCGACAAAATGCTCAAGCGGATGCGTGGCGAGCGCCCAGGCAAGGCTACCTTTTTCACGGTCAAGAAGCTAAGGGACCTAAGGGCGGCTTGGGATGCGTGGGCGGAACGGCAGGAGGGCCGCACCCGCGTTGCGGAATTCAGGGCCAAGTACAGGAAGGCCATCAACGAAGGCAAATCCCACGAGGAGGCGGAACAGACAGCCGCAATTGCGGCCCGCGAGTTGATGGACTTCACAAGGGCCGGGCGCACAATCCAGACGCTTAACCAGTACATTCCGTTCCTTAACGCCGCCGTTCAGGGATGGGCGAAGGACATCCGCACCATCACGGCAGCCGAAGCCGAACCCGAAGCGAAAGTGAAGGCAATCCTGAACAGGATCTTTGCCCTCGGCACGCAAAGCTTCCTGCTGGCCAGCCTTGGGGCTGGGTTGATGGACGACGAGGACGAAAGGCGCTGGGCGCAAGAACCCGAGTACGTGCGCAACCGGTTCATATGCATTGGCTACGACGACGAGGGCCACCCGTTCCTGGTGCCCAAGCCGTTCGGGCTGTTTGGGGCGATGGTGAATGTGTGGGAAGACGTACTCCTTAACCGACACGGCAACAAAAGCAGGGTGTTTGAGCAGCTTCTGAGCAACATTACGCCGCTTGGCATAGTGGAGGCCAACTCGGCAATGGGGGTCCCCACACTTGCCGGGGTGGAAACGATAATGGAGGTTGCGACAAACAAGAACACGTTTACCCGGCAGCCAATCACGTTCGTGCCGGAAGGCCTTTCCCCGCGCGAGGCCCAGGACCTTGGGTTTTCGGGTACCGCGTCCACGTTCGGCAGGTTCATAAGCGGGGCGGTAAACGCGCCTTGGCTCCAGGCGGAGGATGTGGACCACATTGTGAAGAGCCTGTTCCCACGTGCCGGGGAGGCCGCGCTCAAGACCGTCGACGCAGTGGCATCCAACAGGCCGGGGGGGCTGTTCGCCGTGGCAGAGCGGCAAATCCCATTCCATGGGCAAAGGCTGCCGTTCATGAACAGCGCGGCGGCCACTGAGGTGCGCGAAATTCTGGCAGCCCGCAAGGTGCCGAAGTCGCAATGGACGCGGGAATGGCGCATGGCGTTCGGGCGCAGGCTATCCAGAATCCAGCACCAGTTCGACGAGCTGCGTGGGGATGCCTACAAAAAACAAAAAGCCCTGGAGGATAACCCCCAAGCGCTCAACGAATACAACCAGGAAGTGCAGGCCAAGGTGGCGAAGTGGCGGGCAAGGCTGCGCGAGATGGAGGAGCGCTACCAACAACTGACCGGCGGGGACGACTAGGGCACGCCTACGGCATTCCCATTGCCCCCATCATCCACAGCGGCATCGCCTGCATAAAGGAGGACGCGTTCGTCCATGGGGCGTATATGGGGGACGTTGGCGCGGTCGGCACGCTACTCCGCCAATCCTGCGAGTAGTAGTTCTGCGCGGGCTGTATTGGGGCCATTGGGGCCCCTTGGTACAGGGGGGCGCCGCCGCCGGCGTATACCATCGGGTCCTGCGGGATAAACGCCGGTGGGTAGGCGGCTGGGGCGGCCCCGCCAAGCGGCGCATCCATTTTCCCAAGCGGGGAAGCGTCCGGGATGTAGTTTGGGTCGAGCATTTGGCTGCTGTAAGCCTTCCCCATGGAGGCCATTTGCGCAAGCTTTTGCTGGCCGGACACGACGTCGCTAAGGTCCTGCCCAAGGTTGCCGACGTTCTGGAGCCCGGCCCCGATTAGCGCGTTCGCGGCCTGCGCCCGCTGCATATACCTGCGGGTTTCCTCGTCGAACAACGCCGTCCTGGGCACGGCCACCTGCCGCAATGCGCTGTCCGCGTACTGCTGTTTCTGCTGCATAAGCTGCTGGTCCTGGGACATGACGGAATTTATGCCAGCCCCAGCCTGCATCGCCCCGGAGACGCGCGCCGCCTGTACCTGCGCCGGCGTAAGCCCACCCTCCCTTGCGGAGATGGCCGCCGCACTTTCCATCCCACGGTACCTGTTGAGCAAGGTGTTCCGGGTGTACGGGTCGTACCCGTAAACGGCCCTTGCCTGGGCCGAGTTCGCTATGCGCTCCGCATCGGCTATGTTCCGCTGCAAGGGGTCCAGGTCGGGACGCCTGTTGGTGCCGGCGGCAATCAGCCCGGCGATAAGCTGGGCCCCGGCAAGGCCTCCCTGTATGGCTAATGGGGCTACGAGTGGGACCATAATCTGTTAGGTGTTGTTGGCTATGGGGGCAAACACTGCGGCAAGCGCAGCCAGGTCGCGCCTGTCCACAAAGGCGCACTCCAAAGCTACAAAGAAATACTCCCCCCTTGCCACCGGCTGCCACCTATCCAGTGGCAGCCAGCCCGCGCTTTCCGTATACCGCTCCAGCATCGGCGGGGCCGGGAACAACCACTTGCCCCCCCTTGGCCTTGCATCCCCCATGGACCTGGCCCCCCTGTACCTGCCCGTGTGGATGTTCGACAGCATTGGGCTTGCCGGCGGCTGCTGGTTCTGCTCGTTGGTCGCAACCTCGCACTTGCTCCAGACCTTGTTTTGCATCGCGATGAAGGACTGCAGGGCTTTTGTCACTTGCGGGGACTCGTTTACGGCAAGGACGATCTTGGCCGGCGTGGGGGTGATATAAAGCGTGGAAGGCGTTGCGGGGGGGATGGGCGCGGCACCATAGAACAACAGGTGCCCCACGGATTCGGAGAAGTGCCTGTACAGGTCGTTTGGGTTTTCGGGGTTTATTGGGTTGGGGACCGAAAGCGTGGGGTCGAAGCTAAGGAGCCTGTTGCCGGGGAGGCTGAAGAACATAAACGGCTTCGGGGTGTAAAAGCCAGGGTAGTTCTTCCTTGCCGGGGAATACATTAGCGTCCATTCGCTTACCCCGTTTTCAGGCTGCTTGCCATACTGCCCGAGCGCTTCGGAGTTGTATTTGAGCGTAAGGAGCAGCAGGTTGTTTTTGAAATCGTAAGTGGAATGCAGCCCGCCAAGCAACGCCGGGTTGTCTATGTAGCCGACAGGGGGCACCGCCCGTTCGAACCACGACCGCATATCGCCAAACTCGCTTATTGCGGCCACCCCGTCGGTGCCAAGGGCCACGTGCGCACGCCTGGCCGCGTCCACCCACATAAACCCGGCAGGGGTTCGCACAACCGAATGTATGTGCTGGGTGCCATACAAAAAGCTCTTGTACCTTGGCGTGCCTATAACAGTCCCGCTGCCGGCAACAAGCTCAATTGTAGCCCCGTCCGACGACAAACGCTGGGAGCCCACCGGGATGATGGATACGGCGTTCTCCTGCCACGCCACAACGACCGCACTCCCGTCCGTCTCCGCCGCAATCTTGTTCACTTCCCCGAACCGGGCGTCCAGCTGGACCTGGTCGTTTATCAATACGTTTTGCCACACGTTGTAGTCCTCCCCAACCAGCCTCCTGGCTGTGGGGATTATCGAGTAGGGGAAACATATTTCGCATTTTGTGGCAACGCTTGACTCGCCAACAAGGGGGACGATCCCCCCGCGCCAGAACACCGACCTGTTGGCGTGCGTTTCCATCTTGTTCTCGTACGGCGGGTTCGGTGCCGTTGGGGACGCCACGTGTATTTCGGCAAACGTCTGCGTTGCCTCGTCCTGGATGGACCGCAGCGTGGGGTTGCACCGGCTCTCGGTCGGGAATATCCCGGGGGCAATCCTCTCAGCCCCTACTTGCTGTGTTGCAAATACCGCCCTGTCCTGGAAGGTTACAGTCTCTATCCTGCTGTACAGGTCGCAAAACGTGTCCCCCCCATACACGACTGGGCCATACACGTACTCGCCACCGCCGCTAAAGCATTCCCCGACTCGCACGTAATTGCCGGTGTAATACCATTCCGTCGCCTCAAGGGCCTTGGCGTCGTCGCCCCCAAAAGGCACCACCGGGCGGATAACCTGGGCGTAAAATGAGCGCCCATACAAAATGGCGGTGGGGATGAACTCAACTAGCTCGTCCCATTCCGGGATCGACAGCGCGCTTGGCTCTATAAGCCACCTGCCAAGCCCCGGGGAAGTCCCATCGTAGTCCCAGTAGCCGCCAATCGGCCCGTTTGTGCGCTGGAACGTTTCGGGGAAGACCTTCACCTCCGCAAGTGGGGTGCCGCTGACCAACCCTATTATCTCGCTGTTTATGTAATGTTTGTAGTAGCTTATGCTAAGTGGGTTCACCAGTTCCAGGTGCAGGGTTACGCTTAGGTAGTCCCCGTCCTGGAAAAAGTACTGGGCTTCGCCAGAGTCGTCGTCCGGGGAATAAAACAAACCCTGCCTATTTGGGGCGGGCGAGGGGCCAACCCTTGCGTCAAGGAAGCCACCCATCACCACGCGCCCAGCCGCTTTCGACCGCACAATGCTGAACCCATTTATGCTGTCCCGGATGGCGGCAACGTTTATCCCGTTGAACCGTATGCCAATTGGGTTTACATAGCCTACGTTTATTGGGCCTGAGTTCGTGTTAAACTGCCCCAGCTCGCTAAGCGGGTAGTTAAGCGTCGCACCCCCGTCGCTCCGCAATGGGATCTGCACGTCGCCAATCCAGTAGGGGGCCGTCCGCTGCCCGGACTTGAGGTGGAATACAATGCCAAACCTGTAGATCTCCTGGCTCATATAGCCGCGCAGCATATGCTCAACGTACGCCCCCTTGTGGTCGAGGAACTGCCTGTTCCCGTTCAGCCTTATGGAAGGGGAGCCGCCAGCAAGCGTGGCCGTCGTGTAGTCGTCGCCCGGGATGTTGGTGGCAAGGGAAAGCGGGTGCCCCTTTATGTAATCGAGGTACGACCCCCATGATGGGGGCGGTGTCCCCACTAGGGTATCTACCAGTAGGCGGTGCCTCACGAACTGCACCTGTATGTCGGACGGCTGTGTGCCAATCTTCTGGGTGTACGGGAGGCTGTACCCCGAGCATATGTTGCCCAGCACAATCCTTGACTGGCTTTGCGCCAATGCCTTCACAGTGTTTGCGAAGATTGGTTCCGTCACGATCTCCTCAACGGTTATATCCGGGAAGTTCCTATCCATTGTTATATGGGAGAACTCCACTATAGGCCCATTTATCGGGTACCTCCCTATGATGAACGCCTCCGTTGGCGGCCCGTCAAGCGTCTCGCAGTACAGGCACACCACCTCGGCGACAGAATAGGTGGTATCCACATCTTCGATACGGAGCTGGTTGCTGTTGCTTGTGGGGCTCCCGACGTCGTAGGCCCCGGCCCCGCCGCCGCCTGGCGCGCCAGTCGCGAACGCCCGCGTGTACTGGTAGTCGTTAACGGATGGGTCTGTGTTGAGGATCAGGTTGTTTATGCGGATGGTCGGCTGCGCCCATATGGACCGCTGGTTTGTGGTCCCTATGAGGCGGTACGTATAAAAGAATGCCCCGTGCGGCAACGAGCCGTTTCCCTGCCCCATAAAAACAATGGGTGGCAGTTTGGCCTCTGGCTGCGCAAGGCGCAGCTGGCCTGGGGTGAGGAGGCGCGTCTTCCATTGGTCCAGAACGTTTAGTATGCGGACAGGGTTGTAGTTATCCGTGAAAACCACATTCAGCAGGCAGTCGCTTTCCGGGACGACCTCGACGGACGTCATCTGGTGCAGCCTAGAAAAGTTGAGCTCCCCGTGGTATGCAACGCATTCATCCAGGTCGGCATCCGTGGTGGGGATCCCAATGCCGCCCCCAGCCTGGTCTATCTTGAACACCCATACTTGCCCATAGTTGAACGGGGTGGTGTCTGCCGGCAAATGGTTTTCAGGCGCTGTTGTAAACAAAACCCAGTAATCGTTGGTGGCCCCCCACCCTATTGGGAAGTGGGACGGCTGCCCTGGGATATCGTCCTGTGTGATGGTTGCCGTTATGTTGAACCCACCAGAGGAGTAAACGGTCAGGGACTTAACCCGGAACGAACGCGGGCGGATGGTTATGCACCCGCAGCTTTCTGCCGCAAACACCCATTCCCCGACGACTGGGTCGGAGTTAATCATGGCAGCCAAGTCAGCCACCCACTGCGGGGACGGGAGGCTAAACACCGTCCCCGTAACCGGGCCCGTGCCGTCAATCAAAAACCCCACCGTCAGATCAAGCAGGTATGGGTCGCCTGGCGTGGTCACTTCGAAGCAGCACTTGTACCTGCCCTGTGTGGGGATGGGGGGGAGGGTGCCAACAAGGCTGTCCGACTGGGCGGTTGACAGCCTTGTTGCATGCCCGTAATCTGCGCCCTGGATGCCGGCAGCGTCCGCGAACGTATCGGTTGGGACTAGGTTCTCCGCGTGGATGTACTTGCCATCCTTGATGACCTCCGGGGATGAATCCTTGTTCATCCCCCCAATTGGGACTATTGTCTGCGTGGGGATGTTGCGCATAAGCCAAATAAACACCGCAATATAAGTATTGCCAACTACTTGGCCAGCAAGATAGCCGCTACGACGGCCCCAGCCGCGGCGGCGGCCACGGCCACGCGCTTGGCAACCTTGCGCCGCTTGGCCCGGCGCTCAAACCTTGCCGTCCCGTCGTGCGCCACAACCCCGCGGCGGATATCCTTAAGGCTGTACTCGGCCCCCCGCACGGTGCCGTCCGGGGATACGGTTGTGATTGTGAGCATCCGCCTGTCTACCTGCACCTGGGCAATCGCATCCCCCGCCTCTATGCTTTTGCGCAGGGCCGTGTCCCGGCTTTCGTAAACAACCACGACGCGCGGGGGCTCTTCCACACCGTGGGGGATTGGGTCTGGCTTGAAGGCGCGCTTGCGCACGGTGTCTGGGGGGGCCGGGTGCCCGATACCCACCCTGTACGCCTCCAGCTCCCCATGCGCACGCCAAAGCCAAACGCCAAGCGCGCATGCCGCCGCCGCCAATGCGGCCAATGTGACGCGTTCCCAGTTCAACTTCATGCCAGCTACGTGCCTAACGGCCAGGATGAACCCACCCGGCCAAACGGGAAACGGATGTGCGGGCCCCAGTTTGCCTGGGATGCGGCGGCTGTGTATGGGTTCGAACCGAAATAGTAGGGGTTCTTTAAGTTCGACACGATGAAGTCCCATTGGTCCTTGCTGACCTCCGCCCTGAACCCCTGCGCGGCGCAATGGGCGGCGGCCAGCATAAACCTCCGCTTTAGCGCGCGCTGCGTGTCTATCGCCCCCCTGGTGTACATAGACAGCCTCCATTCGCAGAACGCAATGTAGGCATCCTTGTACAGGTAATCGCAGTACGGGATGCCGTGCTCGTCCACAAGCGGCCCGTAGTAGCTGAACACCAGCGTCCTGCCCTCTAGGTTTTGCGATGTGGACACGTGGAACGGGCCGGCGCTGTTCAGGATGAACGCGCCTTGCGAAGGCCTCCCGCCGTTGCGGAACTTTGGGCTGCACAGGAACCTGGCAATGCCCACCCATATGGGCAGCGCGCTTTCCCCCTTCACCCGCACATCGTGTATGGCAAAGTAGTTCTTTGGCAGCCGCGCCTTAAGCCCTTCGACTACGGCCTCGTGCACCTGCGGCTCGTCCGAACCGGCCAGCACCCCCATTTGCAGGTTGCAGTCAAACAGCCACTGCACGTACAAATCGTCCCTGTCGCCGACTTTTGGCATTTCCGAAACACCAGTCTCGTTCATAACCATGGCGGCCATTTGCGTTGCGGGCAGGTAGCGGGAAGGCGCATCCTGGTTAGCAACAACAGGTGAATAGAACTCGCTCATTGCCTAGCCTGTTTGCCGTTAGTTCTCCCTTGCGTTGTTCGTTGCATCCGCCGGGGCAAGCTCCTGCCCCAGCATTTTCTTGGCGACCTGGAGCACGACCGCCCCCGCCAGGTCAGGGGGGAGCGGGTATTCCGTGTCAAGATAACTCCCATCCCCTTCCGGGACTGGGCTGCCAATGTAGACCACGAACACCCGTTCAAGGAAAGGGGCGTGGGCAATCTCTATGCGCTGTCCGACGCGCGCATACTGGGGTTTGGAAAACAGCTGCGCCCGCGAGAACCGCTGCGTGCCCGGCGTGGCCTGCGCAAGCGGCTGTGGGGAGCCATCCGGGCCGTAATAGTAAACGGCGTGCACCCCGTTGTTCAGGAACAGGTCCATTGGGGCCACCGGAATGGTCCCCGCCACCATTTGGGGCCTGCCCGGGTCTGGGGAAAGCTTTACCTCGGCCGTGGTGTATATGGCCGGGGAATACCCGGTCCTCCCGCGCGCCTCCGCCTTGGCCTTATCGTCCATCGCCTTGGCCGAATACCAGTCCAGCCACAGCTTGGCGGCCCGCTGGTCAAACTTCAAGTCGTGCGAGACGCTTCCCCGCCCAACTTCAAGCTCAATCATGTCAAGGTATTCCCGGAGTGTTGCCATATAGATCCCAAATATACGTATCTTCGCCCAAACAAGACAGCCAGTGGGAGCCTTCGACTGTACCACACCCAAGTTAGCCATGGCGCAGGGCGGCGAATGCGGCTGCTTCGTCGTGTCAGACGTCACCGAAGCGGGCCCACACATCCGCCCAAGCTGGCTCACATCCCGCAACATACTTGCGTTCGACTCCTGCGGCAACATCCTTACCACAGGGTCAACCGCCCAGGTGGACTGCTTAGCCATTGACGGGCTAATCACGCTGGACCAGCCAACATCCTACGCCGTTGGGCAGGTGTACACGATAACGGTTCACGACCCAATTGCGGGGGACGTTGTTATCACGCACACTGTCGCACAGGCGGATATAGTGGCGGAGGATGCGGAGACCTCCCTGGAGGAGGCCATCATTGAAACAATCCGCAACATATTCAACGCGCTGTACGCCAAATACCTGGAAGCCCTAAACTCGCTTGGGTGCCAGCCGATGTTTGAACTCCAGCTTGGGACGTCGCCGTGCAGCCCTTCCGAGTGCTGGCTTTCCATCCGGTCGACGTACCCCGGGATACCGCTTGTTTACGATCTGGACGTGGAGCCAAGCGAGGGCACGGACCCGACGTTCGAATCCACCACTGTCACCGAAAACGTCGGCAACCTACAGGAAGGGGAGGATTCGGTCGGGGCATGCGTGGACGAGGACACGATTGTGTGCGCAATCCTGTCGTACGCCTTCAACAGGCCAAACATATATAGGGTTATATTTATGTTTGACGGGGCGTTCGCCACCCCCATCAACACCCTCTATAGGTTCCTTGGGACGTCCATCCCGGCCATACCCGTATCGGTGGGGGCCAGCGTGCAGGAAGCGTCCATCGCATTGGCCGCCGGGATAAACAACGCCATTGCAATACTTGGCGCATCCCCAGACGACGCGTTTGCAACGCCGAACGCGGACGGGGTGTACCTATACCTCACGCAGACGTTCATTGACGCCTATTCGGTCGACCTCCTAACCATAACCCTAGAGGAATGCGCTTTAGATGGCACCACCTGCACCGCATCATCCACCGCTTCCATCACCACCAGCACAGTGCCTATCGTTGGGGAAGAAACCGAAGTGGCCATATCCGACCGCGTATGCGACGCGTGGATGCCTATGCTCCAGAAAAGGCTTGAGCGCGCCTATGTGAAGGAATCCGCCGGGTGCTCCGAATCCCCGTGCTTCCCGGAAAGCGCGCGCATATTTGCGGCGATGCAGGCGGTGCGCGTGGTACTGGCGGAAGGCGACTATAACGGGGCAAAAGAGATGCTGGCCAAGGCAAAGGTGGACTTCCTGACAAACAATCCGTGCGCCCCCGTAACCCGTTGCTAGCCAAGGTATGCAAAACATTTGGTTCGCCCCCTACACGCTCCCTTGCGGATGCCGCCCGTCCCCACCGCGCAAACCATGCTGCGCCGCCCCAAGGCCCGTGTGCCCATCGCACACCATCCCGCCGCAGGGCGCCCCTTGCGGCAACGAGGACGTATGCGAGGCCGAGACAGCCGCCGCCGCCCTCCACCTATGCGCCGTTGCGCAGGCCAAAATGGGGTGGACGCCAAAGGCCAAGGCGACGCAGCAGACAGGCGTTGGGCTTGCCCTTGGCGCGGCCATACTTGCAGGCGCGTGCCATTGCCACCCAGTGGCCAAGGCATTGCGCAAGTTGAGGCGGCTTGCCGAAACGAACGCATGCGGGGGGGTTGGCCATGTTGGGCATTCCAGCAATGGCAACACGATGGCGGGCACATCCCAACGCCCAACAAATGGGGGTGGGGGCGTTTACACTGGGAACCCAAAATGAAACTACATACGTAACCTAAACCGAACAGCCATGCCGTGCCATAAAAAGAAACCTTGTGGGGCCCCATCCCCTTTCGCCCGCCCAGCCTGCCGGAAGCAGGAAAATTGTTGCGGGGAGTTCCCCCCACCCCCTTGCAGCCCAAAGGAAACATCCATACTGCTGTGGGACAGCAGCCTTGGGCAATGGGTATGCGCCCCGCCGCCGTACAAACCGTCGTGCGAATACATACTCGAGTGCGTACAGTCTGTTAGCGCGGAGGAGACAATACCCATCACAAATGAAACGCTACTGCTCCTTAACCCCACCCTATCCCCCACCCCAACCGCAAACGGGGCCCCAAGCATAGAGGCCCGGCGGGTTGGCAACACGGCATTCGTTTCTTTGAGGGGGGGGTTCATTTCCTACGGGGTGGCGGGGGTGAACATTGTGCTAGGGGTTCTGGGGGCAAACTTCACCCCAAGCAGCATATACGCCACGGGAACAAACGCAAGCTCGCCAAACGGCACGTCCCTGAAACAGCTGCTTGCCAATTCCCCTTGGCCCCTTGACTGCGGGGCCTACTCCATCGCGCAAGACGGGACGGTGATCCTCACCACCACATCCACCAGCTTCCCAAACCTGCGCGGGCACTTCACGTACTTTGTCGAAACCACAATAACCTAGGGCTACGGGATGACAGCGACGGAAATGTACTACGCCTTCTTGGACTTGGCAAATTCCGCCTATACCGGCGACTTGCGCACGTGGAAGGTGGCCGAGTGGCTGGACAGGGCGCAGGTGCAGCTGTGGAACGAGCTAATGTACCCGGACCACGGGAAGCGGGGTGAGGCCCCACCGCCTGTTTCCTACCAAAAGGAGTTTAAGTTCGCCACGGACTTGGCCCCTTTCGAGGTAACGCTGCCATCCCCGCAGAACTCCCCGAACCCGGAAACAAACAACAAGGGGTTCTGGCCATTCCCGCAAGGGCTGCAAATCGTGACAGAGCTGGGGATAGTCACAGACGGGTGCAACGGGGAGCCGCCTTACTGCGAACCAAAATACCTACGGGACTCGGAGCTTGTGGCCACGCTGCGCAACTCCATTACGCGCCCGGTATGGGGGCCAATTTGGTACGCCCCATACTGGGTAATGGATAACGCAAACCCTGGCGGCCCCCAGCAAACAAGCGGGCTGCGGATATACCCCAACGACAGGAAATACCGGCTCTACATAAGGTACCTAAAACTTCCTTGGGGGATCCAGATACAGAACACGGCGCAGGAGGCATCGGACTGGTCGGCGCAGCCTGGGTACGTCGCCACGCCAGCCGACGTTGACTGTGGGTTCCCCGCATACAGGCACAACGAGATAGTCAACAGGGCCGTGGCGCTGTACTTCAAGTCGTCCCCCGACTACCAAGGGTTCTCGCAGGAAAGCGCAGCCATCAGGAACGGGCTTACCTAGCCTAGGCTATTCGGCCTTGAACAGCACGTCCTGCGGCATAAGGACGGTGAGCGTCTCCCCAAACCAAGGCACTGGGGCCCCGGACTGCTTCCTGTGCGCAACCAAATCCCCTACGCTTAGGGCCCCGCCCAGCTTCTCCTTGGCAAAGACGCCTATTGAAACCACCTCGCTAATAGCCGGGGCGGCGGCCGTCTCGGCTGGCAGTATCAGCCCCTCCTCCGTCTTGGTTAGGCCGACGTACTTATGCCGAACAACCAGCTTCTCGCCAAGCGCGACAGGGGTGAATTTGGGGGCCGGCGAGAATTCAGCCTCCGGCCTTGCGCCATCCTGCCCAGATGCAATTGGATCCCGCAAAACGATGCTTGGTATTGGTGTGTCTTTCAATGTTGCCATTTGTGTTGCGTATTGGGTGCGTTGCAAATATACAAACCCACAACTAGTTAGTGCTCCCGGTGGATGCACCGCATGGAAGCGGCATACAGCTCGCCCGCGAACTCCTCCAGCTGGTCAAGCTCGGACTCGGGCATGCCTGCCGTGTACCTCTTCATTATCTCGTCCTTCACCCGCTTTATGTGCTTCCACACCCGCTGCTCATCTGGGTTCATAAGTTCCCAACTTATCCCATCGTGCAGGGCCATATCTATGGCCGTGCAATGGGCAAGGGCCAGGAAACGGCTAATGTGGACGGACTCCACTTGCTCGGGCGTTAGCGGGGTCCGCAGCTTGTAGGTTTTGGCGGTTCGGTTTGCACCCGCTGCCCGCCTTCTGTTGTGGTGTGGGTTTGGCATTGTGACTTGTTGTGTGGGTTAATTGGCATCCCCACCGAACGGGAGCCTTGCGGTTGCGCACTTTCGTATGTGCGCGCATATTGGGGCAAGGTCGCCAATGGCAAATGCCGTAAGAACCTTAACCCCATCCGTGGTGGGTTGCGCATTGGGGCCAGTGCGGACGGCCCAAACATCAACGCGCCCCCTTAGGTAGGTTATGCGGTACTCCATTTCAGCAATTGTGCCGCCAAATACCTTGGCCATGCGCACCCGTCCCATTCCTGGGGTTGCCCCAAGGCTTGCGCACAGTTTGTCGTAATCCGAATATGGGATCATCGCACAAGTATCGCCATTGCTTTAACCGCATCGACTTCCACCCAGTGCCGCCCTGGCTTGCCAGACCCTACCTCGTAATACCCGCTAACCCCGTTTGCGGGCCTTAGCTCAAGGTACGAATCGTAGTCCAGCACCCATTTCTTCTCCTTGTAGTCTTCCCACCTAATTCTGTAGCAGGCTATTGGGTTTTCGCTTGCGTATGCCGGCGATGCAACAAGCAGGTCCCTGCCGGCCTTGTTCCTGTGCGTGAAGTACCTCATACCCGTAGTAAGTTGTTCAACGTGTTTGGATGGTGCCATCCGCTTTCCGTTTCCCTAGCTTTAGCAGGTTTGCGGTCCAGATGCCCTCAACATCGTGCCCCCCCTCTGCGCACGCGTCAACGATGGCGCGCACAAGCTGCACAACATCGCCCTCCAAAAGGAGTGGGGTGCGGGCCCTGTAGCTTTTGGCTATTTTGGACGAGACCTTTTTAACGCACTCCATCAATGGGGCATCGCTGCCACCCACAATATCCGGGTCCGTCCCAAAGAATTCGCACAGCCGCGCCGCGTACCACCACAAGTCGCCAAGTTCAGAATATTCATCCCCGCCGGAACGCTTGGCCTCAAGGTATTCGATATACTCGTTGGCCAGCTGGAGCCCAACGTACATTAAGTGTGGGGGGAACGGGTATGGTTGGCCGGCATCTGTTAAGAGGGAAGCCCCCTCTTCATACACAATGAACTGCCTGCTGTTGGCGGTATACTCTCTGAAAGTCATTGGTTTTGTCGGGTTATAAGTTGGGGGCCCACCTTATGGTGTCGGCAAAAACAAGCGTTTCCAGGTAGGCAATGTACCCAGGCATAAGCTCGCATGGCTGCCAGCCACGCCGCGCCAAATACTGGTAGCCTGTTTCCCCTTCAAGGGGCGGGGCCATCATGCACCAATCGGCCAGGTCGCATATTGCGTCAACGTGGCTAAGGTAAATCCCGTACCCGTATGCGCACCCACACTGCGTATCTCGGTCGTGGCAGCGCATGCCAAACAGGTTCCCCATTAACCCCACGCCTTGCGTGCCGAAGTTTGTCTCCCCCCAAGCCACCCTGGCAAACATTTCAGGGTATGGGACGGAATGCAGGCGCAAGTACCCGGCCATAGTGGTGGCCGTGTCCACAGAGCCGCCGCACATTGTGTGGGTGTGGGGGGCTGGGTTGGCAGGCATAACGCCGTGCCACATTGTGGGTGGGGTGGCGGTGCCTTGCAACAGCACGGAAACGCAAAAGATGCCGGCAAGCCATAGGGCTGCAAGCGGGATTGAAATGGCTGGGTTACGCATCGCCGTAAGTCTTTGGGTCTTGGGTGGGGGGTGTTTGCGGCTTGGCAAACGGCGGGGGCTCCCCAAGCCACCCGCATAGCCACATATAAACAGGCAGGGATGGGATGCACCCAGCCTCCACATTGGCCACGGTTATCCGGCTAACGCCCATTAACTTGGCCAAGTCGGCCTGCGTATAGCCAACGCCTCCCCGGGCTGCCCTTACCCTTTTGGCGAAGTTCACCGTGTCTAGCCTCATACAAAGGCAAAGATGTAAACTTCGCTTTACAAAAGCAAGTTGTTTTGCAAAAAAAACGAGCCTACTGCGGCGCGCCCCCGCCATTGGGGGCGCCATCATCCCCCCCAGCGATGGGCAAGCGCGGTCGTTCCGCCATCGTGGCCCCGGCAAGCGAAAGGCCAAAGAGCAGCGTCATCTCCACAAGCGTCTCGGAATACCCAACCCACGGCGTGGCCGCGCCCATCCCGAGCCCAACAAACACGCATGCGCAAGACAGTAGCCGCTTGTGGCTTTTGTTGCCAGCCGAATCAACCAAAAAACCGTTTGTCCTCATTTTGCAAGCTGGGGGATTCGCTCAAGTATGCGGCTAATCTGCTTCTGCAAGTCTATGGCGGCCTGCCGCTGCTCCGCCTGGAACTGCTTTTGCTCAACGTGCATTATATCCTGCTGTTTCTCAAGCCTGGCAAGCCCTTCCTCTAAAGCCTCGGACCGCCCTTTTGCGGCGACGGCCTCCAGCCTTGAGTTAAGGAGGTCCTCCTCAAGCCGGGATAGCTTGTGCGCGGTGGCCTTCCCGGTGACAATTGACGTAATCAAAGGGGTGGCGACCGACAGCACAATGGCCGCTACAGCCACCACCATCCCAATGTCAGTCCCCAATTCCGGCTTTTCCATTCCAGCACCTGGTTAACATTCGCCAAAGTTGCCAACAGCTTCACACAAAACGTCTATTGTTGTATCCGGGTACGACACAACAACGCGGTATTGGTGTGCCCCGCAAACCGGGGAAAGCGTGTAGTCCAGCATTGCGTAAGGGGTAATGCGTCCATCCGCAATTTCCCCCCCAACCTCTACCCAACCCACCCCGCTTAGCCTCTCAAGGGCCAGTGCGGCACCACTTAAGGCCCCCAGCGTGGAGTAGAATGTGGCAATGGGGACGCCCAAATCCAAATCCAGGTTGACGGCAAGCGAAGTGCACCGGCCATCGATAAATGGGCCGCCTTGCCATTCACGGACTTCCTCCTCGCTGTCGAATATAACGCCACCCGCATCCGCTATGGCATCCAGCTGGTCCCCGCTGAACTCTTCCGCCTCTAGCAGGATCCATGTCTCGGAAGCCCACCCATCGTATGAATCCCCTGGGTTATCCTTGAGGCACCCAGGGCAAATGTCCCCATACTTAAGGATCTCGGTTCTAGTCTCGACGGTCGCGAGGCCAGGTGGCAGGCTCGTTTGGTAAGGTATTGCCGCGTACATAATCAATGTGGGGTGAATGGGGAGCCAGTGAAGTTTACCATTGTGCCGTTGTACCCGTTGCCGCTTGAATCGGAAACGGTTGGGCCGGCTGTCTCGTTCAATTTGTAGCACAAGTCTGGGCCAAGCAGCAACGGGTCGTTGCCATGCCCGTTGTTCCATAGCCACAGGCATTCCGTGTCCGATAGCGCCCGGCCATACACTGCGACATCGTCCAGCCTGTAGGACGTGTTCGAAGCGGTTGTTTGCCCAAGCCTAAATGGGGCGGAGCTTGCTATCCCAGACGTCCAGTTTATAACCGTGGCGGCTGCCCACCCGGCCCCTATCACACCGTTTGCGACGGCCAGGCTTGGCAAAACAGTCGCGCTCGCTGTATACCCAGCCGGGCATCTGGCCACAATGTGCCTCCAGCCGTCAGACGTGGGGGGTATTGATGCCAATGCCTTCCCATACAATTGGGAGCCGGCATTTGTCCCCCTAACGGTTATCGCCATATTGCCTAGGAAAGTAATAATTGTGACGCGCAAACCAATTGTCCCTGCCCTTTTGCTTATCAAAAGGGCTGAACCGGAAACAGGTATGCTTGGTAGGCGGAGCCAGAAACTTAGCGTGAACCCTGTGGTGGTGTTGAACAGGTTATCGGGCTCAGCCCCGTTAGAAACAACGGAGTCGTTTAGCCCGTCGAACTGGAGCGCGTTCCCAAACCCATAAACGCTATTGATAACGCGGCGCATACTTTACGAGTTCTTGAATGAAATGCTAAGCCCGTATGGGGTTGTGGGTGCGCTCGTAAAAGCTACGACTACCAAGGCCACGATATCTAAGGGCCCCAGCAAAAGTGGGGCGGTGGATGGGATCCTGTCTGTTGTTCGGGTAGATGTGCTTGCCGACAGGGGGGTGGCCGTAGTGCCCCACCCGGGGACGTCCGCCAGCGGTCCTCCCCCAACGCCAACCTGCACCTTGTAGTTCAGCGAGCCTATGTTTGTATAGGCCCTGAAATACTCTATGCTTGCGCTTTCGCCGGGCATAAGCTGCCTAAGCTCCACAACGCCACCGTTAACCGTTTCAGGGGGCACGTTCAAGATGGTCGCCCCAAGCATGGAGGTTACGATGGTCTGGTTGATTATGGTCACTTGGTTGCCCCCAATGCCAGACCCTATTGCCTCCCACATCCCAAGGCCAAGCTCTATGTGGAACGAAACCGATTTTTTGATCTCGACGGTCGACCTGTAGTTGGTGCCGTCCGGGCCAAGCACAAACGTGTTTTGTGCGTAGTAGCCTGGCTTCCATTTTTTGGGTGCTATTGGGTTCCGCCGCGCGTTCATTTGGCCTTCGGTTTGCGCAAAGATATAAAAAAGGGTGCACCGCTTGATGGTGCACCCTTACAAAACACAGCCAATCGCAAGGTTAGGTAAGCATCGTGGCAAATAGGTTAAACGGTGCAGTCCGCCCCGAAAGCGAACTCTGAAGTAACAGCTGGGGTATCGGTATCTGAAAGCGTTATGCTCTCAAACACAAGGGTGGTAAACTTTGGGGATATTAGGTTGTCCCCATCTGTCACCCATTCCCCATACCCAAGCTGGGTCAGCGCATTAACCAGGCTTGCCAAATCCGTGATTGGGTCAATGCCTGCATACGGTGTCGTGAGGATGTTGTTGCCGTTTATCACAAGGCTTGTAACCACAAACGGCGAAGTGGCACCGCCCAGCCATGCGTTGACATCGAGCGAATCCGAGTTGAGCTCGGTGGTGTACGTGCAGCATTTGTTGCAGTCGTTAAGCGGGTACACATCCCCGCATACACGTACTTCAACACGCGTGCCGATTGGGAGCCCATGGTTGCCATCGTTTACCCCCTGCACGGTAAGGCCAACCTGGGCAAACTGGAAGCCATCGTAGGCATTCCCGTTGGGGGCATAGTCAACGTGGAAAGAAAGGCCAGGGTACAGCTCCGTGGCCTCAAGCACAAAAACGCCGGTCGGCTTTTCAAAATACCCAAGCTTAACCATAAGGCCTGCATCGCTTGGGTGCGTGACCCACACCTCGGCTTCGCAGTCGCCGCACAGGTTAATCGGGCACATAACGCCGTGGTACCCTGAAACGCCGCTGGGGTACGTAACATCCAGGCTATCCTGCATACCGTCAAACAACTCTGCAATCCGGATAGTATGTGTTACCCCGCACTGGTCGCTATACTGCAGCACCACCCAACCGCCGCCGGAAAGGGGCAGCGAAAGCCAAGTGGTTACCGAGAAAATGAAGTTGGGGCCGTAGCTTTCTATTGTGCCGTATACATCCGTACCGGTGGCAAGCACACCGGGGGTCGTGTCCGTCATACCCCCAACAAGGAAGCCGCCTTGGTTGTATACGCTAATTGCAACGCTCCCCTCCACAACCCCGTTGCATTTGCCCATCTGTATCTTGCCCTTCAGCGGGCCAAATACGGAATCGCCCTTAACAAGGAATACCGGAGAGGTACCGGTAAACATCTCGTTTGCACGAACGGGCGGGTATTCGCGCATGCCTGTGTTTGGAAACAAAGTTGCCATTTAAGTGTTTGGTTGTTGGTTTAGTAAGTTGCCTAAGAAACGACTTCTTTCCATTTGCGGGTTGGTGGCTGGGCAGTATTCGTACCGGTATCCTGCCGTTCAGCAAGCTTCTTTATGGCATCCGCCATTTTAGCCGTGCTGTCGGCAAGGACGGCCAGTGCCTTGTTGTTGGCATCCAGCATAGCCTGTATAACCTCAATGCTATGCGCGGTCTGCGACGCCCCGCCGGTCTTCCCGCCAACAATGCTCTTGATGGAGTCCATCATCGGGACGCCCGAAAGGCGCCCTGCCGAATCCCTCTCTATTGGGGTTGGAAGGGCGACGTTTGTCTCCTTGGCGGTTACCCTCCCCCGGACTTTCTTTAGCATTGTCTGCGTGTCGCTGTGCTCTAAACGCGATATCAAGTGCGCAATAGATGTGCCCTCGTGTATGTGCTGCCGGATGGCGTGGTATGTCTCGCTAATGGAGGCAATGGCTTTCGCCTCGGTTGCCCCAAGCGTAAACTCCGACCTTGTGTCTGGGTGCATATATACGTACGCCCCATCCACAAACCGGACTATGCCGCCCCGCAACGCCAGGTAAAGCATGGCCCGCTGGAGGAACTCTTTATCCGACGGGCGGATAAAGAGGTTGTAGAATTCCCTTGGGCTATCCGTGCGGAGGCGCGTAAGGAAGGTGTCGGCTTCGTTGGCCAAAACCTGCTCCGCGCCCCTTCGCACCTGGATTGGCTCTTTTTTGGCTTGGCGCGCGTAGTCGGCAAGCGCAATTTTAATCTTGGGATCGCCGGACACGACCGACTCGTAATAGGCCGTAGCCGCGGTGACGTATTCCCCTTCCAGGTCCGTCTTGCTTGCCGTGTACAGTGGGTCCCGCAGGACTATTGTAAACGAAGAGCTATCCTTGGGGATGGGGACGCCGAAAGCCTCCGCACGGTTGCTTAGCCCAACGTCTTCCAAAAGCTGGTGAAGCTTCCAGGCATCCTTTGGCAACTCCAAGTGAAGGCCGCCATCCTGTAGGTCTGGCACCCATGGTATGGGCTTGCCGGCAGAATCGACGCGGGGGATAAACTTGATTGTTTTCCCACTGGCACCGTTCAAGACCTCCTGGTCCATTTGGCAGTACTCGAAATCGTCCATTGTGTACCCGCTTGACCCGTCGCGGTATGCATCCCGCACATAACGCCTGCCGTAGCACCTATACCCGCCAGGGGCCGATCCATCCTCCGTCGGGATGCGGAAACGCGCACCGGGGATAAGCTTCAAAACGGTTACGGTCCTTGGCGTAAGGTAGTCGTACATAATGTACGGTTCGCTGTACGGGTGCTTGAGCTTGAACTCAGGTGGTGTGCTGGTCATCTTGATGTGCGTCAAGTCGCCTTTCACCCAGTGGCTATTCTTGCTGAAGCTTTCCCGCGGGTCAAGATTGGGCTCGTGCTTTGCCATTTACTTTAGGTTGGTTTGTAACGTTTTGCGCATTAGCTGCATTGGATGTAGGCAACGGATGTTGGGTCCTGGATGGCTATGCCAAACCGGTGTTCCAGCTGCCTGTAAATGCCTTTCTGCATATCCACCACGACTCCGTTTTTCCGCTTGCCCATCACGTCTATCGTGCCTTCGGTGCGGTAGGACTGGAACTCGTCCTTGTGCGTAAGCAGCTCCACCTTGTGCCCTGCGGAAGCCATTGGGACTGTAGACATCCCAAACGGGTTATCGCCATTCGGCATTTGGTAGTTCATAATCGGGCTCGGGTCCATAATAATGATATCCGAAGAGCGGCTGCCAGTCCGCGTGCGGATGGAGTTGTTGCCTGGGCTGTAGGCCTTGTTATCCAACGAAGGCAGCCCAACGAAATGGATGTTCACACCGGTGGATGTGATGCACCCACCCAAAGATGCCCCAACCCATTGGTTGCGGAACGGGTATTTGTCGGGGGTTTCGGATGGGTTGCCGTTAATGGTGAACCGCGTTTCAACCGGGATCGACGTGCTGATCTGGCGGAAGGCGGTAAGCCCCATAAAGGCGTACAAGTCGCGCCCCATAAACTGGTTCGACTCTTGCATCGAATCCACAATGCGCTCCAGCATCTTGTAGTTGTAGGATGCGAGGGCCATCTGGAACCGAAGCTCGGGGGCAACCTGCGACACAAGGCCAGAGCCTGGCCATACGTTCACCTTCGGGTTGGTGACTGGCTTGCCATAAATGAGCCTAAAATTATCCTCGAACAGCATTCGGGCCCATTGCTGCGCCTCCGACTTCATAATGTAGCTGTACCCAAGGTTGCTGGCCGAGCTATCCACTGGCGTCCCGTCGCCTGTTATGGCGTAAAAGATAGCGTTGCTGGAAACGTACGCAGGGTCTGCAATCAACTGCCCGTTGATCACAAAGCTCTTTGTCGTGTTGAACAGGCCAACCTGCTCCCGCTGGTAGTTGGAAACGTACTGGGCGGATGGTTGGTACCCAGCGTCCATTGACTGGTCCCGGTTGGCGGAAGACGTGGTAAAGAACGTCCCAACGGCCAGGTCCGCAAAATTGCCGCCGGAGACCTCCATATCCGCTGCGCCATCCACACGCTGCACCACAAGGATCTGGTAGCCATCCGTGGGGTCGGTCGACACCTCCGTAACCACGAACTGCGCGTACGTGTGCCCCTCCACCACCGAAAGGGCATCCACAAAACTCAAGTTGATGTGCGAGCCGTCTGGCTGCTCCGCAGCGACCTTGATTGATATCTCGCCTAGCGCAGCCCCGTCCGGGGTAAGGATCTCGCGCACCACACCGCGGAACTTGTATTCGGTCCCGCGCATAAAGATGTGGCGGTACGAATCCACGCGGCGTTTCTGGAGGTACTTCGTGACGGGCTCAACGTCAAAGCCTGAAGCTCGCCCGGCACAATCAAGGATAACATCCGAAACATGCCCCTGTATCCCACCGACAGCCTCTATGTGCCGGATGGTAATCGGGGCCCCGTTCTCCCCAGTCGTCTGGATGATTGGGTAATCGCCTTTCTCCTCAATGGTAAACTGCGTGTTACCAGAGCCAAGGCTTGGCTGTATAACGTCAAGTGTCAACGGCATTTGAGTGGGTTGTTTGTTTGCTTGTTCCCCTTTACAAAAGGCAATGTTACGACAATTTCTTTGATGCAATCACCTTGAAAGGCTGGGAATTGGAAACATTCTCAGCATTGGGGGCTTTGTCCGGCTCTTTTGTCGGGTCTATGTTTACCTTTTGGGCGGTAAGCTTGATGGCGAGCTCGGCCGCCATCTGCTGTGCGGAACGGGCTATGATTTTGTTCCGGAGCCCCTTGCCCTCTTTGTCGTGCCTTGGGTTGTAGTCCGCCTCCAGCATCATAAGCTTTTCGGCGGACACGGCCAGGCTGCCGTCCGGCTGCCGAACGGAGACTAGCTCAAGCAGGTAGCCCACAGGGTCTGTCTTGATGCGGTCAATGAGGGAATCGGCCATCTTTTTTTGCACTTCTGGGCGCAGCTTCTGCCCCCAAAGCTCCGAAGGGGGTGTCCCAAGGCCGTTCACAAGCTCGTTTATGCGCTCCCGCGCCTGCTGCTCGCGCTTGTACACCTCGTTCGCCTTCTCGCTTGTGTGCTTGATTAGGTCGGAAATGGCCGCCTTGTGCGTTTCCTGAACGGCCGCGCGGAGCCTGCGCTCCTCCTGCTGGCGCACAAGCGGGCTGACAATGCCGGCAAGCCGCTTCTTGCTGTCGGCTATGTGCAGCTCAACCAAGGATGCGAACCTTGGGTCGGTGGGGTTTTCGGCGAACCTGTCCTTGTACAGGTAATAGGCCTCAGCCCGGAGCACGTCGTCAAGCGGGTGGCGGAATGCCCCTATTGGCAGCTCTTTGGTGGACTCTGTGCCATCCTCCAGCTCCACCTTTTCCGTAACGACGGCGTTTGGGTCAAAGTCCAGGAAATCGGCCTTCACCGCGTGGAGCAGGTGCATGGCATCGTCAATCGTCCCGGTCTTGAGCCTGTCGATTATTGCCGATGCAAACGCGTCCCCACCAGGCAAGGTGTTTATCCTCCCCAACTGGTCGCGAAGCTGCCGCACCTCGCTTATTACCTGGTCCTCGCTTTCGTAAGACGCCCCAAGCTCCTGGTTGAACTTGCTTATAACAGCGGCGCGCCATTCAGGCGTCGGCGGGGGCGCAGCCGCCTGGTCTGCCGTATGTGGCGAAGCCACTGGCTGCTCCGCGGAGAAAAGGCTGCCGAGCAAGTCGTCGTCCGCAGGCTGGGCCGACTCCGCACTGGGTGCGTCGTTGGGCACGGGCTGCGGGGCGACGGGCGTCGCGCTTGCGTCGTTGGCCACGGTCTGCGGGGCGGCTGGCTGCGTCACAGCGGGCGTCGCCCCTGCTGGGGCCACTGGCTGCGGGGTGACGGGCTGCGGCGCGGCGGGTGTCGCGCTTGCGTCGTTGGCCACTGGCTGCGGGGCGGCTGGCTGCGTCACAGCGGGCGTCGCCCCTGTTGGGGTCACGGGCTGCGATGCGGTGGGCTGCGGAGCGGCGGGCTGCTGGGGTTGTTCTTTGGGGGTGTTGTTTGGGTCCATTTGGCTTGCTATTGGGTGTGCCTTGGCATTTGCATCCTGGCTAATCAACGGCAAAACTAACCCATTGCGGGAAAGAGTCAAACGTTCTCTACCTTAATCTGTTCCCCTAACAAGTCTGCCGCCGCGTTCAGGCGTGTGGCATCCATGCGGGCAGCCCGGTTGGCATCGCCCTCCGCCGCCGCCAGCATCTGCTGCTGCCGCTGCATTTCCAGCTGCTGCGCCTGTAGCGCAACCTGTTCCCGCTGGGCGGCCTCCACCTGCAAGCGCTTCGCCTCGAGCGCGGCCATAACCTTCTTGACAGCCTCGTGCGGGTCGCTTTCCTGCTTGAACACCAGGTACTCCTCCATACTCAAGTTGCCGGCCTGCAGCGCGAGGACCGCAGCCTGCTCGACCTCAAGCCGGATGTCGTCGGCGGAACGGTCAAGTTTTATCCCAAGCCCAAGGTCTGTGGTAAGGTACCCCGTCGACTCCAGCTCGTTCAGGGCTTTGTCCCCTATGCGGAACGAAAGCATGTTCGCCGCATCCAGCCCTATTGGGGGCCTGTCCTCCTCCGTGTCCCTTGCCTTCTTGTACAAAATGAGCTTGAGCAGATCCGCAACCTTCTTGAGGGTCTGCTCGGCGGCGCGCTTGAACACCGCGTCCTCTTCCCACGACCCGAACTCCGAACGGGTTATCGCCAGCTGTGCGGAAGCTGTTGATTGGTACGGGCTTATTACGCCCGAACTCTGCGGGTTCCAGGAAAGCACCTCGTACAGCTGCTCCTTGTACATCCGCAGCAGGTTGATTAGCCGCTCCGTCTGCTCCCCGCCCTGGCTTGGGCGCACCTCGATTATAGGCCGGTTAACGCCAGATTCCCTGGCCACCTCGGATGCCCAGGCCCCATCGTACGTCACCAGTTTGTCCTTCATGTACCCCTCCATAAACCGCTGGAAGGCCTCCCCCTGGGTCTCCCCTGCCCGCGGGCGGATCTGGCTTTCATCCACAATGATTGTGGCTGGGCCAATATCATTCACTATCTCGCCTATCTTCTTGAGTATTAGGCTTATGTATTCCTGAAACGCAGCCGCCCTCATAAGGACGGTGGGGGCAATGGGCGAAACCTTCTGGTCCAGCCTTGCGGTGATGATCCCAATATCGGCCTTGAGCGGGGCCTCCACCGATCGGACTTGCCACTTGCACTTGCCGGCCCGCGCAACTATGTCGCCGCCAATAAGCACCACCTCGTAAAGCTCCTCCCCGTTCGGGTGCTCCTTCTTTTCCCCCTTTGCGGGGGCCCCTTCCATAAACGGGTTATCCCCGTCCACAACAGCCTTGTAGCGCTCCTCCATCCCGGCCCCAACCTCCATACGCTCGTTCACTATGAACCGGCAGGTCATCACCAGCGCCTGCCGCCCAACGCCCTGCACCACGCGCCACGCCGGGAACCCGAAGACCGCCATCGGGGTTGGCACCCCGCTGCCTTTTTCCTCCAGCTCTTTCTCCGTGATGTGTGGGTACTCGTACAGGATGGACTCGATGGACCTGTACTCGCACAATATCCCGTACTTGGCGTCCTTGAAATTGTCGTCTTTTGACGTAACGTCGAACACGTAATTGTCGGGGGAGAGGAACGGAAGCTCCACGTCCAGCGTCGACTCGTTTACGGTCGGCATCGCCACGTACACGTTGGTAATGAGGTACAGCTTGTACTGCCGGGCCAGCCACTCATCGAACCGGTGCCTCTGCATCCAGTCCTTCAGCAGCATTGTCACGGCCTCCGCGTACTGGTCCTTGTACGTAGCCATCCCGTTGCCGCGCCCATTGATGGCCTCAAGCGTTTCCGAATCAGGAAGCTCGGACCCGGATGCCCTAAGCTCGCGCGCCGCCGTGTCGCCAATAATCTCCCGCGTTATCCTGTCAAGCGTGTATGCGGCCATATAGCGCTCCTTGCGGGATACGGCATGCGAGTTGACGGCGTCGACCGTCACCGTCATCCTGCGGCTAATGAACTGCCCGGCCTTGTTCCGTATCGTGCCAAAGATGAAGTTCTGGTAGTTGAACGACGTGGCGAGGGACTGCCCGCTTGTGTCGAATGGGGCCGTGGCCTTCCCAAGGTTGTTCCCGGTGTACCGGCTGTACAGCCGGAGGCCCTCCCGCTGCATCGCGTGCACAAGCTGTATGGTGGGGTCGGATATGCGCGCACGGAGCATCACCTCGCTTTTGCACCATTCCTTGAACCCCTCCTCCCCTTCGGGGAACTCCGACCGCTTCCGCCGCCTGACGATGGAGACGGTGCCATGGAACCTATCCAGGATAGGCTCCTCGTACATATAGTGGGGGAAGGTTTTATCCATTCAGACGCAATTTACCCAAACAAGACGACACGACAAAATAGCCCGGCTCACGCCGGGCATCTGCGGGGTGCTCGTCCCTCGGCAAAGAGGTGGGGCTGGCGTTCATGCGGGCTAGCACATGCCGCCCTTGCCGCCTTTCCCCCCCTTGCCTCCTTTCCCGCTGCTCTTTGCGGATTCGAAGTGGATGTGGGCACGCCCATCTGGGAGATACGTTGTTTCACACCCATTTTTCTTTCCGCAGGATGCCGATGGGGCTCCGACTTTATCTGTGTTTCGCATTTGCTGGGTTGGCCCCGGTTGGCGGAAGCCGAGCAAACTTACAAATTATCTGAACTGGCGCAACGTCGTCTCCGTCCTGCGCCAGTTTGCAAACTGCCTGCGGGCCATAAGCCACGCCCGCTCCGACTTGGCCTCGTCTTGCTCCCGGGCGACTTCGGACGGCTTCTTGTACTTCGCCTGCGCCCACCTTGCCGCAACCCTCTGCATCAGCAGGGCCATCCCCTCGTCTGGCGTGTTGCGCCGGTTATCGATGTCCCACTCGGATATCGGGATAAGCAGCTGCTCGAACGGGATGCACATAAGCTTCTCGGCGATGAACGGGAGCAGGTCCTGCTCGTACCGCTGCTTTTTCAGCGGCCCTGAATTGTCCGCCCCTATCCAGTGCGCCCGTATGGACGACTTGCTCCTGTAGGCGACGGGGACCTCAAGCCCCCACTTGCGGAACGCGCCCGGCATAAAAAACCCTTTGGCACCTTCTGGCGGCTTGAAGTCGAAAATGAAGTCCCCCTGACCCTCCTTGTTGTACTCCGGCAGGTTTTTGCAGTTGAAGTAAAGGCTACCAAGGAGCATCTGGAGGTAGTCCTTGCGCCTGTCCGCGTGCCTGTACCGGTACATGGCCACTATGTCGTCGCCCCACACCTTGCCAACGACCATACACGACAATGAGTGCCGGCCACCCCCGGCGTTTATCTCCGCAGCCCCTTGCTCCGTTATGTTCCTGTTGGCGTTATCGGACCCGGCGACGTACACCATGTTGGGGCCCTCGCGCGGGTTGCCGCGGGAGGCGGCGTCGGGGTGCTCGGATATGTACCACGGGCCGTTCGCCTGGTCGGGCACCCATATTGGGTTGTAGTAATCATCCATGTTCTCCCGGAAACGGCCCCGCTGTATCACCAGCTCCCCGCGCTCGATGCCCGTCCGGATCTCCTCGATGCGCGTCTGTATCGCCCACACATCCACCTGGCTCATGCCCGTAACCTGGAAGCAGTCGTTGGGGTGGATGGCATCCTGCAAGAACGAGCTGCGGAGTTTGTCCCGAAGCCCCTTTTCCTGCCACGACTTCCTTTCGTTGCGGACCTCCTCTATGCACCGCTGCTCGTCGGCCCACCCGGTGCTTTCATCCGTGTACTTGAAGTGGTGGATCCCAAGGAACAGGTGGAACAGGTTGTACTCCTCGCAATTCTCCGACATCTGCCGCATCGTCTCCAGCGCGGACTTGTTCGTGGACGTCACCCCGCCAACCACGCAGAACCCGACCCTTGTGTTGGTCCCATCCGCAAGGATCTTCTCGCCGCGCTCGTACACCATCTGCCCATCATCGTACAGGCCGTATTCATCGATGAACAGCATGGCAATCCCTTTCCCCTCGAGCTTCTTGGGGATACCGAACGTGACGCACAGTATGTTATCGTACTTCGACTTCCCGTCCACCGGTTTGACGGATATGCTTATGGTGGGCGGTTCCCCGGAAGGGTTGTAGCTCCACTCGCCCTGTTTGGTGCGCTTGGACTGGGCCATTTTCTCCATCGGGAACCCGGTGACGTAACTCCTGGTCCAGCACGGGAGCTCGGTGTACATATCGCCTATCCGCACCATTATGTCCTTGAGTTTGTCGGACGCGTCCATAACGGTTGCGCAGGCATACTTCAACTCGTTGTTAACAAGACGGTTAAGCTGGAAGACCTGCATGTTGGTGGTGAAGCGGGCGCGCCTGGACTTCGTAACCAGGATCCCCTGCCGGTGCAGGCCGCGGTCCGTCTTCACCTTCTCCAGCGCGTCCAGTATCGTGAACACCTGCCCAGTCTTGCGGCTGTACTCCGCCGGAATCGTCCCCCTGTTTGGGTGGGTGATGGGGAAGTAGAGCATGAGGAAGTACTCGGTCGGGCTGAACACCCTTACGTATGGGGCCATTGGGTCTTCCGCCAGCATTGCCTCCTGCTCTTCCTTGGGGAGCCCACGCCACCCTGGCCAATCCACCCAGAGCCCATACGTGCGGCGGCGGGATTCGCGCTCCGCGTAGGCCAAACGGCGGTCTTCCGGGAGCGCCATAAAGTACTCGTCGGACACATCGTAGGTGCCAATCTTCCGTCCGTCCCCGTCGTACAGCTCCATATAGTGCCACCGGAGCCTGCTGTCCGGGTTGCCATCGTCCATGCGCCCGCGCCCAACGTACAGCCTGCGCCAGTAGTCGAACTTCTTTTCCCCGTACAGCTCCCGGAAAAAATCCACGACGGGGATGTCTTTGTCCTTGGCCACGCGGGCCCGCTCCATTATGCGGAGCACTTTGTTCTCGATAACCTCCGTGGCACCTTTTAGGGCTTCTATTGTCATAGGAACGAATCGTTTGAAAAGTCTGGGTCGGCGTCCTGCGGCACCGGGTCGCCAGCGTCTGTGGTGAACCCTGCCGCGAAGTTGGCCCGCAGGTCCTCCAGAAGGGAACCGGCCTCGAAGTGCATGGAGTACACCCTTGGGTACGTCTCTATGAGCTGCCGCCCAATGTTGTAGAGCGTCTCCGTCTGCTTGGCCAGCACGGCCCCGACGCCAGGCTTCTCAAGGGCAACCACATCCACCTCGTTTATTTTGTCCGCGAGCTGGTGGAAGAAAAGCTGCATCTCCAGGATGGCGAGCATCCCGTAGTGCTGCTGGAACGAGAGCATGTTCCGGAAATAGGCGTAGCCGCCAGCGGGGTTGCCCGTGTCGCGCATAAGGTACGCGGCCTGCCATTTGGCCGGTATGCTGCGCTCGTCCTTTGGGTTGGGCAGCAGCCCCGACCGCGCCCCGGCCATCATGCGCCGCTCCTTCAGCCTGGGCTCCTGTAGGCACGGGCTGGCCAGCCACGAAAGCAGGAGCACGTAGTGCACCAGCTCCGGCTGGTCCTCCCCGCCGGGGAAAACCGGGACGTCTTCCTCCACGGTCCTAAGCCCAATCCGGTTCTCCGCTATCTTCCGGTATGTCCATTCCGAAATGTGGGGGTTCAGGGTATAGATGTTTTGGGATGGGTTGGTAGGGAGTATCACTGGGGGAAGGCTTATTGGCCTTACCGGGATCTCCTTTGCCACCTGCTTCTTTGTCGTGAACATTCTCGCGGCTTGTTTGTTTTGCGGCGTTCGCAATAATACGTTTTATTTCCCCCCGCCCCATATTCCCCAGGGCCTTGGCCATCTCCATAAACCCGCCTGAAACCTTTAGCGTCGGGGGCTGCGGCGGCCTGCGCCACCCGCCCGGCACCTTTTGCGGCGGTCTTACGTAACGGAAGTCCCAGCCAAGCCGGCTGCACACCTCCCTGCACGCCAGGGCGACGGTGGTCTTGGATGTGCACGCCCCAAGCGGGGCCCCGTCCTCCAGCCCGGATGCCCATATGGCGAGGGCCTCCCCAAGGCCGCCGCCGTCGCACTTGTACGCGCGCCTGCCAAACACTGCCCTGAACACCCCGTTATCATAGGACCACGAAGGGTTTGGCCTTGTTATGAGCGCGTCCGGGATGCCGCAGTACAGGGACAGGACGGCCCGCGCCCACACGCCGACCGGGACCTCGCCAGCAATCGCGTGGAAGCTGGTCCCCCGCTTGCGCTTGCTTGGCGGCTTTTGCGCGGGCCCGTTTGAAGGGGCGTATTTCTTGACTGGCCCGGCGAACCCTTCCGGGTACCTGACGCGCCCAATGGCCCCGCAGAACCACGCCGCCTTGCCAAGGGCCCTTGCCGCCAGCATCTCCGCACGGGCAGCCGTGTCGGGGATGGTCCCAACCTTCGTGGCAATGAAATCCGCGCAGCACGCCTCGAACACGAAGTGCGCGGGCTTGTGGGCCAGGTGCCCGCGGGCGCGGAACATCCCCATGAACGTGGGCATCCGGGCAAGCTCCTCCTCCGGGCGCGTGCCAAGCCAGTCAAGGAACACCCCCCACGTCTGGGGTGTCTCGTACACGTGCACCCTCATAGGCTAAGCGAGTATGCAAGCAGCGAGGTGTCTATCGCGTGCCCGATCTTGTGGGCCTCGTTTTTGTCGTAGCGGCTTATGTTGGTTATGCTCATCCCCACAAGGCGGGCGACGTCCTCGTTGTGGGCACCCATCTCCTTAAGCCGCGTCACCCTGGTTATGCGGACGGAGTGCGTGTTTACCCCGTGCGGGAGGTCGAACCCAATGTTGGCGCACATCTTCCGGAACCACCTGTGGAACGTGTTGCGCGGCATCTGCCTCGTTGGGTCCGGGGTGAACTCGAAATGGCGGGGGCCGATGCGGTGCATCTCGTGCCAAGGCATAATGTAGTGTTCCGGGTCGGTGACCCCTACGCTTTTCAGGGCCGCCAGTATCTTGCGCGCATGCTCCTCCGGCAGGTAACGGCGGTGCACCGTCCCCCGCATCTTCCCGATCTTGCCGGACGTCACGAAGTACCACCCAGCCGTTGGTGTGGCCTTGCGGCTAAGCTTCTGGAAGTTGGCGAGCCTGGCCTCCAGCAGGTCGCCCCCGCGCAGCCCGAATATCTGCATGATTGTCATGGCGACGGAGAACGCGCGGCTCCTGGCGGCGCACTCCGCAATGAACTCCTCCCACTCGGAATCCGTGAACACCACGCCGCGGCGCTCCTCCGCCACGGCTGACTCGCGCATTATCGCCACGTGCGACCTGGACCACGGGGCATAGACGGAAACAGGCCCGCAGCGCCCTATTTTGTAGTAGTGCGAAAGGGCGAGGTTGAGCATGCGGAGGTTGTGGAAATGCGTCTCCTTCCGCCAGGGGTTGTCTTCCGCGCGGGAATCCGGTATGCCCTTGAGGCGGCGCAGCTTCTTTTCCGTCGCGTCGCGCAGGTAATTGAAAAACCAAGTGGCGTAGGCACCCAGGTCCATCCCCTCCGACGAGGAGGGGGGGAGGGTCTGGAGGATCCGGTATAGCCGCCGAAGCGTCGCTATAGTCGTCTTGCTTTGCCCCGCCTCGGCGACCGAAATCCGGATCACCAGTGCCTCGGAAAGCATGGCGTGCGAGTTCATTCCTTCTGCAGTCATGTGTGGTAGCTGGTTAATGTGCAACACACTGCAAATGTAGGGTTGACAGAACCAAACGCGCAAGCTATATTTGTGCTATGGAAGAGATTTTTTTCTTGGCGCTTGTGTGCGCACTCGCATCCGTGTTCCTTTCGGACATCAAGGAGCCGGGTATGTTACTTTCCGCGTGGGGGCGCCTTCTCGACAGGATGGCCAACAGCCGGAGCCCCATCGCGCGGGCCCTTTCCAAACCGCTCGGCAACTGCATCTGGTGCTTCACCCCGTGGGTCTCGCTTGCGGCAATGGGCGTTATGTGCGCCTTTGGGCGGTGCCCAGTGGCGGAAGCCTGGCTGCTTGCGCCGGCGGCGGCGGCGGCCCTCGCGGCAATGGCAATGGAGGTAATTGGGCGCGATTAGCATGCCTGCAAAGCCAAAGGGCAACCTGCCCATAAGCTTGCCGGAGGACTACCGGTTCCCGTTCGAGGTGTACCGCATGTTCGTGGAAGGGCAGGTCCCATCCCTCAAGAACAACAAGAGGGTGGTCGGGAAGACGCGCCATCCAGCCGGGGACGCGCGCCATTCGTGGGGGCAGTACGTCAAGCTTGGGGGCGGGCCGCTGGACCCCAAGCGCGCCAGGAGCACGATACGCGTGCTGCCTTCGGATCGCTACTGCCTTTGGGAGCAAAGCGCCAAGCTGCAAATGGGGGCCATGCGGGGGGAATGGAAGGCCGCCATCCGGGACCACGGCGTGCAGCCCCCGCTCTTCGTTGGCCTCCGGTTCGCGCGCGAGACGCTTGGCCTGTTCGACTGGCAGGGGCCAATGGAGTCGGTGGCGGATGCCGGCACAAAGGCGGGCCTATGGGAAGACGACAATGTGTGGCAGTTTGCCCCCATATGGCTCCCCGCCTACAAAAGCAAGCGCAACCCAGGCGTGCACATCATACTGTTCTCGCACAACCCGTTCCTCCTCCCAAGCGCAGCCGTAGAAGGCGCCCTCCGCCCCATACATAAGGCGGAGGGCGATCGGGACAAAGCCAGCTAGAACGGCAGGTCGTCGTCGTAAGCCTTTGCGTCGATCTCTGCCTTCCACTTGGAACGGAGCTTCACCAGGTCGGCCAGCGACTCGCACCCCCCAATTGCCGCCGTGGCGGCCTCCTTGGTCAGCCCAAGCGTCTGGAACTCGTTCTGGTAGTCGTTGTACAGGGCGCGCTTCGCCTCGCGCAAGTCCCCCACATCCTGGGGACCGTTGCCACCCTTGGCCAGGCACTTCACGCCGTATGCGCGCAGGCTGTTCATGTAGCCCTCGCGCCCGTCCTTGCTCCATTGCCGGCCCTGTATGTCGAACTGGACGGTGACATTGTCCCCCTCGTCGACCCCCTCCAGGATCTTCATCCTGTCGTTGGTCGCCTCGAACAGGATGTGCTGCTCGTACGAGCCATCCATATAGGTGACTACGAATTCCTGCTTCTTGAAATCCTTGCCGGGGAAAGTCTTCACCTCCAGCTTTTTGGAAAGTACTCCTGTTAGCTCCATTTGTGCGTGCGTTTTTTTAGGGTTAAGGTTGTGCCCGCGCCCATCGTGCGCGTGGCGTTGTTTCTTAGCATTTAGGCGGGCCGCTGAACCCGCTATCGTACATGCATTTCAGGATCCTGGCGCGCTCGGGGGTGGCGGTCGTGTAGCGGCCTGCAAGGAACGAGCTAAGGTAGCTTTCGCTTATCCCGTTTTCAGCTGCCCACACCCGTTTGTCTATGCGGCTCCGGAGGAACCACACCTTGCCCTCGATGCCAAGGTGGACGGCATCCGTGAACCCGTGCCGCTTGGCGAACTCTTTGGCGGTCTCTAGCCCTTTCATGTTCCGTTTCTGTAAAGTGTTTGGGTTTATCGGTTTAGGCGATGGGGATGTGTATGGCCCGGGGGGCGCGCCTGGGGACGCCCGTCCGGATCATCTCGGCGGCCATTTCCATCTTCCTTTCCAGGGCCTCCACCCCAGCCAGGTAGTTGGCATACGCCACATCGTTTTCCCGCTCCGTGCTAAGGGCCACGTACACCTGGGCGGCGTACGGCCACTTGGGCAAAGCGGCCACAATGAGGAACTGGGTGGGGCTGGCCGGCAGGGCGAACTCCTCGAACGCGGCGTGGCAAAGCCCCAGGTAGGCGGCCCCCTGCGTAGGCACGCCGAAGTCCGCCATCCAGTAGCCCATCCCCCTGTCGTTCTTTAGCTCCCCGGGGCGCTTGAGGTCCGCGATGTACGGGATGTCCCCATCGAGGCACAAGGCGTCCAGCCTCCCCTTAAACGGCAGCCCAGTGGCCGTGTGCGTGGCGTACAGCTCCACCTGCCGGTAAACACCGGCACCGTTCAGGTACCGGATCTCGGGAAGCTTGAGCAGCTCCTCCGCAATGGCCTTTGTCTCGTCGTACTTGGATTCGGGGAGCCATTCCACGCCCTCTGGCTTATCCTCCAGCTTGCGGCGGTTGCGCGGCTCCCACACCGTCTTGCCGCCGGTAAGGAGGTCCTCCAGCATCTGGCCGGCCAGCATTGAGTCCGTCCGCTCGCGCGGGTCCGGGGCCCCCGTCAAAAGGCAGTCCCAAAGCGCGCAGAAAAGCTCCGGGAAATCCACAGACTTTAGCAGCGAGTTGGAAAGGGCCGGGACGGAATAGTACGCGTTGCCCTCCTCCTCCAATGCCACCCTCACTTCTGAAAACATAGGGACGATGGGGGGTTATTTGTGCGGTGTGCCAATGGCGTCAATGAAGAAAACGGTGGCGTCCTTAACCTGGTACTGGTTCTTGCAGGCAAGGAAACGCCCAACCACATCCTTGGCGTCCAGCCTACCGGCCTGTATGTCGTCGGCGAAAACGGAGGCGGCCTGGAGCCTTTCCTGCGCCCACACAATCTCCTCCAGGCTTTCGGCCCCCCTGAACGCATCGCCAACCATCCCCACCACGCCTTTGTCAAGCGCCTTCACGAATTTGGCCACGGCGTTCATCGCCTTTTTGCGGGCGTCTTTCAGTGGGTCGCTGGGCGGGGGGATGGCCGCAGGCGGCTTGCCTGCCGGGATGGATGGGATGGCCGGCGCCGCTATCTGTGGCGCGGGCGAGGCGGTGGTCCTTGTTTCATGCAAGTCCGCGTGTTCCGCGTACTCGGTGTGGAGCATGGCGGACGCAACCCCGTCGTCCTCTATGGGCAGGTATTTCCACCCCCTCAGTATCGGGACGCGGCGCATCATCTCCTCCGGGTGCGTAAGCCATGGGCCGCTCTTCTTGGGAGCCGGGACGAGGGCCCCCTTGGCATCCAGCACGTAGGACTTGCTTTCAAGCATGGCCGCCTCTATCTCGTCTATGTTGGAGTAGTGGGTCGACACGAGGTTGCCGTTATGGCGGAACGTCGCGTACGCCCCAATGGCCGCGCCGCGCCGGCCAGGGTATATGGTGTGGCGGACGCGAAGGCCGTTCCCATCGTTGATTAGCTCGAACGTATCCTTCTCCTTCACGAGGACGGACTCCACCATTATGTTCACGCGCCCAAGCAGGACGCTTATCCCCTTAACCCCCAGCTGCGCGACGGCCTCCAGCTTGTTGGCCCGACTGTTGAACCTGGGCAAAATCCACACGTGCCCGTTTATCGGCAGCAGCCCCCATTCGGCGCACTTGAGCGAGGCGTTTAGAATCGACCCCGGGGTGCAGCTCGAAAGCGCGGGGTCGACCGCGACCTTCAAAACGGAGGTAACGAACTTCTCATACTTTGCGTTGCTGCCCCCAAGCATTGCCCGGATGGATGCCTCGTGGGCGGGGAGGGCCTCCTGTATGGCGGCTACGATGGCGTTGCTCATTGCATGCGCGGGCCGTTTTCCAGTACCCGCGAGGCAAAATTAGCGGAATAAAATTTCGCCGCAAGCTTTTTCTAAAAAAAATCAAGGCTGGGGGATGTCCGTCTCCAGCAGCAGCGCGTAGCTGAACCTGTTGCCCCAGCGCGCGGCGGCGCACTTGTACAGGTGCATGAGCGCCGAATACTCGGGGCTTTGCGCCGTGTACCGGACCACCTGGCAGCCGGCGCTTGCGTTGTGCACGTTCCGCTGGCCCCAGCTGTAGTGCAGGTTGAACGCGCACTCCGGCCCGCATTCCTGCGGGTCGACCAAGTCCAGGAACCCATCCCGGTTCCTGTCCCGGTAGACGCGGAACGTGCCGGCCTGCTGAAGCGCGGGAAGCCCCATGTGCCGCCCCAGCTGGTACACCCCGCGGTAGAACCCTGGCACCAGGACGCCTGTCCCCCACGCCTGGTTGATGGGGTTCCGGAAGTAGTGCAGCCCGGGCACCGTGGTGGCTGGGTGCCCATCCACGCGCCACTGCCCCCGCTCGTCCTTGTACGCCAGCACGATAAGGTCTATGTACTCGTCCGTGACGGGCTTGCCGGTCGTCGCGTGCCGGGCCGCGCGGATCCCAATCGTGTTCACGTTCTGCACACCCTTCTCGAAAAAGGGGTACCCAAGGTTCCGCATAGCGGCCTGAAGCTGTTCTAGCGTGGGTGTAACCATCGTTCCAGTCTTTCGTTGTTGCCTTGCGCAAGTTACGAAGGCGGTGCGCACGGCGCTACCGGAAATTCTCCCGGTGCGCAAGGATGCGCGCGGCAAGCTCCGCCGCGGCCGCGTGGAAGGCGGCGGGGGCCATTGCCGGCCTGCGCAGCTCGGTGCGCGCCGCGAGGTCCATTTCCACGCCTTCCGGGTTGTACGCGTAGTCGGCCAGGTTCTCCCCGCCGCCGCCGCCCGGCCACGTGTCCAGCCCCTGGTACACGGCTGCGCCGTCCACCGCCGCGCGCAGCCGCGCCTCCGCCTCGCGCCCGGCATCGTCCGGGTCGAACATCGCGAACACGCAGCGGCCCCGGTTGAGCGGGGAGGCCGCCGCGCGCCGCCAGTTGGAAGCGCCGTTGATGGCCACCCACGCAAACGACGGGCACAGGCACTCCCCCACCAGGGCGGTCTTCTCCGCCTCCACGTAGACGATGGGGGCCCCGCCCTTCGCCGCCGCCACGCTTTCCCCAAACATGCACGGCGCGTACCCATCGGCGACCCGGAACCCCTCGGGCACGAGGCCGCGCACGCGCGACCCGCCGGAACCGCCATCCTCCGCGTAGGCGGTGAGCCTTGGCTGCCGCGCGCGCCCGTGCGCATCGATGAGCCACAGCACGGAATGCCCCGCCCGGCTGCGCCCGACGCGGTAAAGGGAAAGGGCCGCCTCCGCGCGCGCCGCACCGAAGATCCCGGCAAGCCACCGGCACAAGGCGGTCGGCTCCCTTTCGCGCGCGGCGCACGTGCGGCCCACAAGCTCCTGCGGCACCGTGCGGAACGTGGCCTCCCCAGCCGCCTCGGGCTGCCGCGCGCGCGGGGCCGAAGCCCCGGTTTGGCCGGACCCACGCCACCCGCAATGGTGGCAGTACCACACCAGTCCGCGCGCGTCGTTCCGTATGCTCAGGCACCGCTGCGACCTGTTCTTGCGCCCCGCGCTGCAGACGGGGCAAACCGCGCGGTTCTCGCCCTCCCTAAGCGACCGGAGCCGTATCCCGTGGGACTCCAGTATGGCCAGTGGGTCGCTGCGCATGGCTAGAACGGCGCAATGGGGTTGTGGCCATGGAAGGCGTGCCCGGACGGCTGCGGGGCGGTGAACAAACCGCGGCGGCTGTCGAACGCAAGCCGCACCTCGCCGACGGGCCCGTTGCGCTGCTTGCCCACGATGACGTCGCACACCCCCTCCAGGCTTTCCCCCGCCTCGTCCTGCACCACCCCGTAGTACTCGGGGCGGTGCAGCATGAGCACATTGTCCGCGTCCTGCTCGATGGCCCCCGACTCGCGCAGGTCGGAAAGGGTGGGGCGTTTGTCGTTCCTCCGCTCGCTCACCCGCGACAGCTGGGAAAGCGCGACCACCGGCACCCCGCACTCCTTGGCCAGGAGCTTGAGCCCGCGGCTAAGCGCGCTCACCTCCTGCTCCCGCGTCCCGTTGCGCCCCTGCTCCGGCCCGCGCGCCAGCTGCAAATAGTCGAGCACGATGAGCCCAACCCCTTTGTCGCGCACGAACCTGCGGCTCTTCGACTGGATCGCCCCAATCGTCTGGCTGGGGGCGTCGTCTATGTAGATATCCAGCCGCTCGACGCGCCCAACAGCCACCATGAATTCGGATAGCTCCGCGGGGGAAATGTCCCCGCGCCGGACGCGCGTGCCGTCAAGCCCCGACTCGGATATGGCAAGCCGGGTCACCAGCTGCCGCGCCCCCATCTCAAGCGAGAAGAAAAGCACGGGCACGCCCCCGCCCGCCACGTTGCGCGCCACCGTGAGGGCGAACGCCGTCTTCCCCATCGATGGCCGCGCCCCCACTATCGTAAGCTCGCCGGGCTGCAGCCCGCACAGCATGGAGTCAAGCGGGCCGATGTGCGTCCGGACCCCAGTGACGCCGCCGGGGGCCCGCATGCGCGCCTCCACGTCGAGCACCACGTCCATCGACAAATCCACCGGGCGGACAGGCTCCGTGGCCGGCGGGGCCGCCGCTATGTCCTGGAGCCGCGCCGCCGCATCGGCGGCGGCCCCAGCCACCGCCACGGGGCCAAGGGGCACCGCGGCTGCGACGGACTGCGCCGCCGCGACGGCATCCCGCGCCACCTTGTACGCCTCGAGGACGGGGAGCAGGGTGTGCGCATCGGACTCCGCCGCCTCCCGCCCGCCCAGCATGGCCATGTACCCGGTGAAATCGGGCGGTACATCCCCGCGCGTCCGCACCTCCGCGGAAACGGTGGCCAGGGTCGGGACATCGCCCCGCGCGCAGAGCGCGTACACGGCATCCTGTACGCACACGGCGGGTGGGTCCGTGAAAAGGCCAGCCGAAAGCCTGTCCCACAGCGCGGCGGCGGCGGCGGGGTGGCGCAGGACGGAGGCAAGCAGCCCCGCCTCTGCCTCTTTGTCCCACATCATAGCGGCACCCCCGCTGCGTCAAGAGCTGACCGTCGGTCAGATACTGGGTGGAGGTCGGAATGCCTATCGGAAAGCGCCAGCAGCAAAAGGCTCCCGGCGCAAAGGGACGCGTGGACGCGCGACCCGGGCGCATAGAAAGCGGCCAGCATCGCAAGGTTCTGCGCCCTGAACCGCAGCGCGGCTGCCGCCCCGGGAGACGGCGGAACGAGTTTGGTTTCTTTCCCCATAAAAGCGTGTGGTTAGTGGTACGTTCGTCTTCTCGCTTAGACATAGTTTAGCGGGTCAGCAAGTGAAACAGCAAAGTCAATGCACGAATCAACGTCCGAAGTGCCAGACACCAACAGGGCATCAACCAGGCATTCAACCAGTTTTTCCATTGGCTCAATTTCTCGTTCAGCCAACAGTCTTTTGGCATAATCGGCAAGCCGTTGATTGGCCGCGTGGGCGGTTCGTTTGTCCGCCTCATACTTGCGTCGGCTTAGGATCACAAAGGGGAGTTTCATTGGAATGCCCATATCCCACTATCGCATGCGCCTTTCTTTTCAGCGATCTCGAGGATTTTTTGCTTTGTCATAGGGTTAGTTGGTCTTTGTTTTGGTGGTATTGTTGTTTGAAAGACCAGCGAAACGTTTGCATTTTTCCAGTAAGTCATCCGGCAACAAGTGCGCGCAGCATTCAATTGCCGTACGGGGGGCTTTGCACGCGCACAATTCCAGCACGTCCGGGGAAAGCAGATGCGCGGCGTATTGCACGGATTCACGAGGTGCTTTATGTGCGCAGTCTTCTAGTACGCCCTTTTGTAACCAACACGCAGCGTAAGTAACCGCTTCGGCTGGGTATTCGTATGCAATTTCGGAAAGTACGTCCTGCGGCAATAGTTTCGCTGCATTTTGCAACGCTTGTACAGGTGCTAACCATGCGCATTTGACGAGCAGGTTTGGCGACAGTAGATCCGGGCAATATGTAAGTGCCTCACTGCATGCGTGCAACGCACATCGTTCAAGTAGTTCGATTGGCAACAAACGTGCGCAGTAGACAATGGCTTTGTTTGGTTCTTCAAGCGAACAGGTTTCTAACACGTTTGGAGGCAACAAATCCGATGCGTACTGGTG